CTCATTCATAACATAACCTCCTCCTCCAGTATTGTGTCCTTCCTTGTTAATTTGAACACAGATTGCTAATGCTATCACTAAGTCATCATGTGCACCTGACTGTGCTTCAAACTTCCCATCATTGTTCACATAACTCATCAGCTCTGCAATAGGACTTAATAGTGATTTGAAACAGGTGGCAAGGATAAAGTGCAAGCTTGATGTGAAGTATTATGGTCAAGAGCTGTTGAAGGTAGCCAAGTACTATAATGAAGCATTGCTGGGAGTGGAAAGCAATAATCAAGGTTTGGCAGTACTTCAATACTTGAGAGGATATAGCAACCTATATTACAGGACGACATTTGATGAAAGCAAGCAGAAGAGAACTAAGAAGATGGGATGGAGAACTGATGGAAAAACAAAGCCAATGATGATTTCAGAGCTAGCACCAATGATCCGTCAGCACCAAGTAATAGTGGTAGATGAGGAAACTAAGAGTGAGCTGATGAGTTATGTGAACAATGATGGGAAGTTTGAAGCACAGTCAGGTGCACATGATGACTTAGTGATAGCATTAGCAATCTGTGTTCAAATTAACAAGGAAGGACACAATACTGGAGGAGGAGGTTATGTTATGAATGAGGAGGATGAGATTGAATCAGCAATAGATATTTATTAAGGATATAAAAGTATGAAAGTAAACTTAATGCTGATTGCAATATCTATAGGGATAATTTTGTTTTGGATTGCACAGTAGTATCTTTAGAAGATAAAAGTATGGAAGAAGAGACAAAACCATTTGAAACTGAATATGACTATTTACGAAATGTATTTGTTTTAGTGGACAAAGATGACGGAGGAGACGAAAATTAGTATCTTTAGCTCTCCTTTATAGGAGATGGTACCACGAGCAGGCAATTGTTTTCTTCTCTTTTATAGGATGTTGCTGAATAGATAGATGGTTTATGGGGGAAGCTAGTGCGTTAGGAGATTGTGGGTCGCTCCTACTCTATCCGAAACGTGTATTGCAATTCCCCACAAGCCATTTATCAAATAAGGCAATGCTAGTTTCCTTCGGGGAATTACAGCCTTACCTCCATACAAGAGAGGAGAGCTAAGGATATAAGTGTTTGACCACAAATGATTTGCCATCAGATATAAAAGAAAAAAAGACACCACCATTGACTGTAAAACAAACACGAGTGAATTTGCTTATTGAAAGAGTGAAAAGGATGCATGAAGCAAAGCAACGATATTCAGACAAGTGGGAAGAGTATGAAAGAGTATGGAAGATGTTCCGAGAGGAAAGGACAGGTGAGGATGCTTGGAGAGCCAATCTTGTTGATACTTGGAGTTTTGCCACCATCAAGACGGCACAGGCTGCATTTGTTGATAGTAAAGTTAGTCCAGTTATACGTGGTCATGAGGATGAGGATCAGATGAAGGCAAGGGATTTACGAGACCTGTACTTTGATATAGCTGAAAAAGGAGAGCTTGACCTTGAGATGTATTATACACGCTTGGATTCATTTAAGTTGGGCATGGGTATAACCAAGACTGTTTACGTTAGGGATGATAGAATGATTCATTCAATACAGAAGTTTGACCCTATTGAGAACACCATTAAATATAAGGAAGAGACTATTCAGGATTTTGATGACCCTAAGACAATCCGAGTCAGTCCTTACCTATTTCTCATTGATGAAATGGCTCGTGGTAGTATTAACAGTGCTCGTAGGTGTGCAGAAATTGAAGTGTTAGGATATGATGATGCCAAGAGGATATATAGTCATCTTTTCAAGGGGGGAGAAACAGAGTTTGAATTAGAAATACCAAGGTTGGGTGATATGGGACAGTTTCAAGACGCCCTTGGAGATACAAAGGTAGCAACAACAGCAGATGAATTGAAAGGAAAGGACTCTATAGAGACATTTGACCATTTTGCTCCTATTGAACTAGAACCACATCAGGCTGAAATAATACATCATTGGGATAAATTGGAGGATACTTATGAAGTGATTATTAATCGTGTTGGTGTAAAGATACGTACAGGAAGAGATAAGAGTCCGATACCATTCATTCACAAGCAATTACCATTTTGTTTATATCCTTACTCACCATACAGTGGTGATGAGATATGGGCAGCAGGAATTATTGAAATTGGTAGGGCTGATGCAAGTCAAATCAAGTCATTCGGTGAAATGCACCTTGATAGGGAGAAGCTTCATTTGTTCTCTCCAGTATTTGCTGATGTGAGTGATGAGATTGACCAACGATTGTTACGACTCAAGCCTCTTTCAGTCATTACCACTAAGGGAGGAAGTCCTCCAACACAGTTCAATATTCCTGGAGTTAGTAATGCTGACTTTGTACTTCAAGATCGTTTGGCAGAGAGCTTCAAGCGTGCAGTAGGAATTGACGAAAGAGTATTGGGAGTATCACCAGAGGGAGTAAGGTTGACAGCTACAGAAGTAGCATTCTTGAGAGAAGCTGCATTACGACGATTGAGAGAATTTGCATTCCTGTATAAGAAAGGGCTTTTGAGAGAGGTCAAGCTAAAATTGAGTTTGTTTAAGCAGTATTTCAGTTCACCTTTATCTAGGGAAGAGCGTACTACTGCTGATGGATTGAAAATGATTAAAGAGTCTTTTAAAAGGATGAAAGTGAAGACAGGAGCAAACACATATGTTGAAAGAGATGTTAAAGCATCATTGTTTGAAGGTGAGGTTGATGTTGACCTTGATATGAGACTGTTAGTGCCAATGACTCAAGCTCAATTAGTGACAAAGTGGAGTCAAGTGTTACGAGACATGACGCCATTTGTTGCTGCGGGAGTATTGGATATCGATATCGAGAAGGTTGCAGAGGATTATCTTGATGCACTTGACGTAGATATTAATTCATTGCGTCCTGATGTAACTGAAGAAGCAATCTTGAGAGCAGAAGGAGAACATAAGATGCTGGCTAATCACAATACTTCAGAAGGACTATTAAAGGTAATGCCAGACGGTACTCCTGATGAGTTCCTTACTGCTGCTCATGTGAAAAGGCACAGAGAGCTTATGGAGAATGATGATAAGATTGCTGAGAAAGAGCTTATCAATCTTGTGAAACATATTTCAAAGGACATAGATAACTTAAAAGCTAGGATTAAGCTTGAATCAGAGCAACAGAGTCAAAGACCAGATTTGGGACAGGCAGCAGGTGCTCCTGGATTGGCACAGGTTGGTGGTGTTACTCCTTTTGGAGGTGGACAAACAAGTCCAGTAGAATCACCTCAATCAAAAGAGTTTCAAGTATCATCAGTATGAGCAAGAATAAGAATAAAAGCAAGAAGACACTTGATAAGAAGAGAGCACTGAAAGATAGTAAGATGAGGAATAAAGGACCAAAGAAAAAGAAATAATTTGACCAATATGAAAACATATAAAGAGTTAAAAGATGAGTTGATGGACGAGATTAGGAGAGACATTCTTGTCACAAAGGTAAATATAAGGAATTTTACCAGAGAGGTTGCCAAGCACAGATATATGGGAAAGGATGAAGCATTGACTGCATTGGGTGTCTCTAATAAAAGACTGATGGTATTGGAAAGAAACTTAAAAATGTATGAAGAATATGAAGTTTGATGATTATAAAATTGATAAGGAGTTGACTGAAAGTGACTATAAGGCATTGGTGAAGTTGTCTGGCAATAAGGATTTTGAAAGGTTTAGGGGTATTGTGGAGGATTTTCAAATTAAAAGATCGTTCAATCTTATTGCAGGTCATGTACATTATCAAAATATTACACAAGAACGAGAATTGCGTGGTAATGAATTGCTTAAGTATAGTGGAGCATATGACCTTTGGCAGAAGATGTGTAAGTTGGTGGATAATTCAAAAGGTTCATTAGAGAAATTAAAAGAAGAAGAAGAAAATGAAGAAAACAAGTCTTAAGTCAAAAGTAGATATAGCGAGAGAGATGTATGAAGCAAGTCATGAAATAATGCTGGAGTTAATTATACACAATGAGTACTTGAAAACAGATACAGCTAAGGAATGGAATGGAAGTGAGGAGGCTAAATCATTGAGAGAAAAGAATGCAAGGACGATTGAAAGTCATGTGAATAAGTTGGCATTCCTTACAGGATTTATAGAAAAAGAAGAGAAGAAAGAAAAGAAGAAAAAGTGATTGTCAGCTTGGGCACACAGTTATGTTGTCTTGGTCAAAGCGACTATACTGTGTTCCCTTTTGATAATTAACTTCTAGTGGGAGCAGTCCACTTAACAATCTGCTTAATCATATGGGAGAAGAAAACAAAGAGAAAGAGGACTTAAAACCAGGAGAAGGATCTCCACCAGAACAGTCCCCTGAAAATAAACCAACTCCAGCAGAGGGTGAAAAGCCTCTTAAAAAAGAAGGAGAAGAAGAGAAGGATCCAAAAGAGGGTGAAGACCCAGAAGAGAATGAAGACTCTCAAGAGGATAATCCTTCAGATGATGAGCAAGTACAAGAAATGCTTGCTGATGGTACTCCTGCCACTAAGGAGATAAAGGTGAAGAAAGATAAGTATGACGAAAATGCTGATAAGGCAAAGTTATATGATGCTTTTGCACCTGTATTGGCTAAACTGCAGGAAAATCCAGATCTCCTTGACAGATTGACCAAAGGAGAAGATGGAGAAACTGTTGAAGCACGAATAAATCGTCTTGAACAGGACAGGGTTAAAGATAAGCGTACAGAAACAGAAAGGGTTCTCAAGAGTGCATTAGGAGTGTGGCCAGATCTCCGTAAATATTGGGAGCAGGTCAAGCCAATTGCAGAGAGCCTTGAAAATCAAGGTGTTGGATATGCAGAAGCACTTCAGAGAGCTTATTTTGCTGTCAATCCTGATGCAGCAGGTCAAGAAAATCGTCTTATAAGGCAGGCTGAACAAGTTCAGAATGATGATGGAACAATTTCTTCTCCACAAGGAGGAGGTACAAAGATCGTTCATGGTCAAACTGATGCTTATGAAATGACTGAAGACGATAAAGAGATTGCAAGATCTATGGGGCTTTCCCCAGAACTTTATCAGAAGCATGCTGCTCATTTAAAGAGTCTTAATTTATAATTATTTATTGACCTATATTTAGATGGCATTCAAACACTTTGGAACGCTAAATCCTAACGGAGGGACTATGGTAATAGGTGGAGATGGTGATGATGGTCTTTCAGGAGAGACACTTGGAAATAACTCTGAAGTCCTTCAGATTGGAGACGCAGTTACTACAGACGCAAATGGTGACATCATCCTGTGCACAGCTGGTTCTGTAGTTTTAGGTATTCTTGTCGGTGTTGGTGTGAATGGAGTGGCTGCTGATCCTGATGCTAATACTCTGGATACATTTACTATGACTTCAGACAATGAAACAGTTGCAAAAGAGTATGCGATAATTGACATTTCACCTCTTACATTGTGGTCTGCAAGTCAGGATGGTACAGCAGGTACAACAGCAAACTCTAATAAGCGTGGTGCAGTTATTGATTTGATTAGTGAGAATCAACTTGATGAGACTTCAGCAGATAGAACACGAACGAATGGTGGGCAATTCTTTACATGGGGTGCAGATCCGAATGATACTACACGATTGATTGTTAGCATTAACGAATCAGAGCAGTTCGCAGGACATCCAGGATCATAGTCTTGATTTACTATTAATTATTTGACCTATATTTAAATGGCGGTAGAAACACAATCCACATGGGGAGCAGCAGTACGAGGTGTTGGTGTCAAGTTCCGAGATTTCTTCAGTGAAACAATGCTGGACTACACTCCTAGCTGGGAGCCTGTAGTTGCAACAGACACAAGTTCTGATGCACAGGATACTTTCTCTGGAAAAACAGGAGCTGGTACACTAACACGATTTTCTGAGGGGTCAACTATTCCTAAGAAAAATCGTTTTAAATTGTTTGATACTGCATTTTCTCACGATCAATATGGAGGTTCAATTGAAGTGACACGAAAGCAATTAATGAATAGGGACTTCAATTCAGCTTTTGATGAGTTTACAGATCTTACTGGTGCTGGAAAGGTAACTCTTTCCAAAGCTCCTGCACAGATCTTCAACAGTGCATTTAATACTACATCAGTGACCAATGGTATTAAGTTGACACGCTATGGAGATGGAGATCCACTTTGTTCTACACTTCATACACCAGTTGATGGTTCTAGTGACCAGTCTAATGCTAGCTCTACAGGTATTCCTCTTACGGAAAACAATGTAGAGACACTGCGGATCCAGCTTCTTGAACAAATTCAGGATGACCAAACTCCAATTACCTTTTCTGGTCCTATCTATTTGGTAGTTCCAACTGCACTTGAAAAGACAGCACAGATTATTACAGGTTCAGTTCTTCGTTCAGACACAGCGAACAATGACATTAACATTTATTCTGGAGGTGGAATGCCTGTTATGTCTTCTCACTGGCTGGGTTCAACTAACAGTGGTTCTGATACTGCATGGTTCTTAGTGATTCCAACTGTATCTAGACTGTTACTACTTATGCGAACAAGTCCAGATGTAGATCAGTCAGTAGATAAGAATACTAAGAGCACAATCTTTGATGTTATTGTTGACTTCAGCGTAGGTCATTATAACTACAAGGGTGTTGTGGGTAGTTTGGGTGATAATGCTAGCTATTCTTCCTAGTCTTTAAGCAATGGAGGGTGAGTCCCTCCACCGTAATTTGGAATGTCTGGTCTTCAAGGCATTTCATAGGGTACATATGAAGTCAAAACCAGAACGAATATTCAGCGAGTTTCTTAAGAGACAAATGATAAAGTATGAGTTCCACAAAAGGATAGGACCATACGAAATTGATTTTGTCTTTGGGAATATAGTGGTAGAGATTGATGGCGTACATCATGATTATAATAAGGATGGAGAAAAGAATGAGTATTTAGCTCTCCAGGGATACATACCTTATCACTTTACTGCTGATGAAGTTCGTAAAAGAAGCTTTGTAGAGATAATTAAAAAACTGACCAAAGAAAAATGAGTTTAACTAATTTTCCAAATGGGTTTGTAGGTGGTTATTCAGTACTTGGTATGCCTGCAGTAGGATCCGATATATTGAATACCACTGGTACCATTATATTTGTTAGTTCTGTTGATGGCTCCAATGGGAATAGTGGATTAAGTGCCACAGAACCAAAGGCAACTATTAATGGAGCAGTAGCAGCTGCTACGGCTAACAAAGGTGATGTGATTTGGGTAATGCCTAATCATGCAGAGACAATTGGTGCTACAAGCATGAACTTGAGCAAGGCAGGTCTTACAGTTTACAATCAGGGGAATGGTAAGTTTGATGCTCCAACCTACACTCATAATGCCACTGGTTCTGAGATTACAGTTTCTGCTGCTGATTGTAAGTGGATTGGTGGAGCTTTCATTGCAACTGTACTTGATGTAGCTACTGCATTTCAGGTGGATGCTGCTGATGGATTTAACCTTATAGGAGGACATTTTGAGGACGACTCTTCAATTTTGAACTACTTGAGTATTGTAACCACCACTACCACAGATGGCAATGCTGATGATCTTAAGGTGCTTGGTAATTTCTGGAACTCTTTGAATACCACACCATTGGCATTCGTGTCAATCCTTGGCAACATGGACCATCCAGAGATTTCAGGGAACACAGTAATTATGGCAGCGACGAATGATGTAGGACACTTTATTACCTTAGCTGCTAAGAATGTTATAGCTATGAGGTGCTATGATAATGTTCTTACTGTTGCTGCAACGACACAGAATGTTGGTGTGTTTATGACAGGAAGCGGTACAGCAAGCTCAGGAATGATTGCTCGTAACTTAGTACAGATGCTTGATACCTCCACAGGACTCTTTGTTACTGCTGGATCTAAAATAGCAGTTTCAGAGAACTATGTCAGTGGAGCCGTAGATTTATCAGGTACACTCTTCCCAGTTGCTGATAACCCTGCCTAGATAATAATTAACTTAAACCAGTTCTGGGGAGTCTGGTTAAAACTCCCCTTGGTATTATGAAAAAAATTACAAAACACTATCTATCAAATCCAGAAAGTGGTGCACCAATAAATTCTAGTGGTGTTGTACTGGCAGTAGGAGAGGACATTGAAGTTCCAGAGGCAGTTGCCAAAGAGCTTTCAAGACGATATGCATTTCTTTCTTACTCATCAAAAGTAGTATTGGTCAAGACAAAGAAAGTGAAGAAAGATAAAGTGGAAGAAAAAAAAGAAGATATGGATGAAATGTCTTTAGAAGGATTGAGCGTATTGGCTAAAAAAGCAGGTGTGACACCCTCAAAGATTGAAAAGGTATTGGTCAAAAGATTGATAGCAGCATTGCCAGTAGAGCATAAAGAAGAAAAGGAGTTAGTTGGTAGGTTGAATAAAGAACTTGCTCGTATTGAGAAAGAAGCAGTAGCAGTAGAAAAGAAAGCGGCGAAGAAAGGTAAATAAAAAATAGACCATTATAATTATCATAGAGTTAGCTAACTCTTAAAAAATAGCTTAAATATATGATAGTTCGTAACACAACGAAGAAAGATCTTATAAAATTAACATTCGGAGGGTTTGAGTTTACTCTTCCTGCTGATAGTACTTGTGCAATGTGGAGTCCTGCAGCAAAGCATTTTACCACAAAGATTTATCATAGAGAGGCAAAAACAAAAGAGGACAGAGGAGCACCAGTACCACCTTTGATGGAAGTAGATGTTAAGTATTGGGATGAGAAAACTTATGCACAAGTAGGAAGACATCAGATTGACTATACTCGTATTCCTAATAGAAATGATATTATTAGGATCGCTAAGAAAAGAGGAGTAGATAAAAATTACTTGGAAAGGTTTCAGGAGGAAGGATCTGAATTAGAAAATCAAGATCTTGTTGAACAGATTAATAAACTTTCTGTTCCAGAAGAGGTTCGTCTTCCTAAAGTTCTAAAAGCTAAGGAAGAAACAGAGTCTTCTAAAGAATAATAATTAAACGACCAATAATTTATGCCAGGATCAGATTACTACAACAATGTTGGGGGTGGCGATGATTTGGTATACGCAGTCCAAACAAGAGGATTTGATACTTCTTTTTGGAAAGATTTGGGTGCGAACATACCAACAGTGGTCTCCAATAAAATACGCATTAACGATGGGGATATCCAAAGTTATTCTCAGTACAAGTATGGTATTTATGAGTTTGCCATTAATTTTCTTTCAACTCCTTCTTCAGGAGAGGCAAAGGTTTGGGGATTGAGATGGCCAAATACAACTCGTGATGCTATATACTTTGAGGTGAGTGGGTCTACATTTCAAGTAGTTACTCGTAATGACGAGGGGACAGCTACGACTACAACTGTAACGTGGAATGCATGGGAAGGTAGTGAAGTTATATTCAGGTTCCATTGGACGCCAAATACAGTTACGTTCACGATTGATAATGTAGTGGTTGCAGACCACAATGTGAGTGAAGGACACAATCTTCCTTCAGGAAGTTCTCTTCCGCTACCATTAAGACTTGATTTCAATGATGCAGAAAACATTGACACAGGGTATGTGGCAGTGCGTGATGCTGGAGAGATTATAAGTTAACAGATCTATAAATGATATGAAAAAATTATTGATTATACACTTGTCAGTATTTATTCTAGGAATAGGAGGATTTGCTTATGGAGGTCTTACAGGTCCAACAGGTGGATCGGGACTTGTTTCACCTGCATTTGTTGCAAGGAACAGTGCCACTACTCTTCAACTTAATAGTCCTGATGATTCATTCGGGATAGGGATAACAAATCTTTATACTCCGAGTTCCCTTCTTGAAATACAAGACAACTTGGCAGGAGCATCTGTTTCTGATGTTGTCCTTACTATTAATAATGCTTCTACTACAGCAGCAGATCCTTATATAGATTTTCAGATAGCATCTTCAACAGCGTGGTTAGTAGGAGTAGATGATTCTGATGCTAATTCATTCCGTATAGCAACTTCAACTGGAACACTCTCTGATGGTTCTATATTTGATATAGATAGATTGACAGGATTGCTAACAATTCCAGGACTCGCTATGAGTGGCGATATCAATTTGGACGGTAACAATATAGATAATGGAGGTGTAATCTTCTTAAAAGAACAGGCTGATGCAGATGCAGATGTTGCAGGTTCAGGACAGATTTGGGTAGATACTGCAACTCCAAATGTTTTATTCTTTACTGATGATGCTGGTACCGACTTTGTTGTTGCCAAAGATGCATACAATAAAAGAAATAAGAGTGTAGTCCTTGATGCACCAGTAGACGCAGACACTTGGCTACTTTGGAAGCCTGAAGATAACATAACTATCACAGATATATACTGCATAACAGACCCTACAGATGCAACTGGAGAGGATCAGGACATAGATATTCGGGAGACAGATGCCAATGGAGATAGTGGACTTACAGTGGATGCGGTGATTGTCTGCACTTCGGGTGGAGCAGCAGATGACGGTACGCTTTCTAACGGCACCATAGACGCAGGAGATTGGGTTCAGATTGATATAGGGGTGGCATCGGGGACAATACCAATGCTAACAGTAGATATTTGGTATACCATTGATTGAGAATTTATGAAAAATAAAATTAAGAAAATTATCAATGGGTGGTGGAAATGGCTTCTGCTTTTAATTATTCCCGTTGCATTTGCAGCTCCACCTATGATAGATTTTTTTACTCCAGAGGGTGTGAATGTTTATACCGCATGTGATATAAGCAAACCAGTAAGGTTATCGGTAGCGGATTCACTCACCGATCTTAGGGTAAAAAAACCCGATAATAGTTTTAGGATTTTGAACGCCAAAGAAAAGGGGAGTCTAAAAGGATGCGAAATCTCTAAACTTGGTTCTATTCCTCGTATTCAAAGAGTAGGTTACGACATTGAAATTGTAAGTATGAACCCGATAGAAAAGGGCGTAGAAATGTTTGTTCGGGCTTGGGATGTAAATGGACAAATAGGTTTTGGCAGAGAGGGCACTGTTGATATTGAAAGGTTTGTAATAATTAATCCTCCTATTCTTGTAGACGACCCTAATGGGAATATTATAAGACCTGGTACGGGTGATATAGTGGGAAGGAAACTTCGGGAGGACTTGCAGGAATCACTTTTACAGGTCTTGGAGCATACGATTAAAGTCAAACAGCAAAAGTTTGGGAGTGAGAAAATAGTTACTGGAAAGAAAGGGAACACAACATCAACATTTTTTCCAGCAGCAGGTCTTAACTCGCCTATTGACGGTTATTGCGGGAGGGAGCCAACGAGTGAAAATCTTGGAACTATAAGAGCCGGAGCAGGAACTTTTGCATCTGATACTTCCGCGGAAGTTCACTATACTAGGTTAAGAGCTTCTGCGACGACAGATGAATACGACAACTTGTATAGAGGAATTGTCCTTTTTGATACATCTTCAATATCTACCGATGATACGATAGATTCTGCTACGCAATCACTATTTACCCATACCTCGGGAAAAAATAACGGATTAAGCGGAGAGGCATCGGCAAACTCGGTCAGAGTGTTAATGGCTAATACTCCTGGAGATGATGCTGACCTCGTATCTGCAGATTATGGACAATTTGGGACAACGGACTTTGGGAGAGGAGCACAACAGGATGCTATTACTGAAGAAGCATACGATGATATAACAGTGAATTCGTCTGGATTAAGTGATATTGCACAAGGTTCAGGTCTTACAAGATGGGGGCATCAATATGGTTGGGACTTTGATAATACAGAAACAGGACTTACTTGGTCTTCGGGAGGTATTCAATCCATTGTAATCAGAACAGCAGATACAGCAGGAACATCTAGCGATCCTAAATTAGTAGTAGAGCATAGTGTTGCTAGGGGTGGGATATATATAGTTCAATAATTAGGTTAGATGACCATATTATTTGTAAATGGCACGATTACCTACAAAGAAAAGATGGAGAGGAATATTTCGTGGGGAAATATTAGGAGATTTTATTTCTGCCTATAACCTAGACTTACAGAGAAACGTAGGTACCTTACATATTTCTGAAAAGTTGCAAGAAGTATTTAATTCAACAGATGATGCTGATCTAGGAAGTCCGTCAGGGTTTATTAAGTCAAATGCAGATAATACAGACAGATTTTGGGTTATAGCAGGAGCTGTTCTTTTCAAATCAGATGCAGATGACTCAGAGGCAGGATGGGTACAAGATGCAATAGCAAGTTCTCCAACAGACTGTAATGATGGTATGATTGAGTATGTTGGCGATATGTATGTTCCTACTACAACTGATATGGATAAACTTTCTGGTGGTACATGGACCAATCCTTGGTGGTCTGCACAGACAGGAGCTTCAGCACTTATAAGCGGTGAATACCATACTCCATGGGTATCTCCTGTCGGAGATCTTTTAATTCCAGATGGGAGGTTTATAAACAGTTGGGATGGGTCTTCTGCTACTGATCCTAAGATTACTTTAGCTGAACAGTTTCAAATTACAGGTGGATTAACCGAAGGAGATTTTTCTATAATAATTACAAAGACTAACAATAGTACTGAAGCTAAAGTTTTTCATTGGAATGGTACTGATAGTCTTGTTAACTTTGAATATGGATCAGGATCTAAGGAAATAGTTGGTGTGTTCTCATTTCAAGGTATTCCATATATTGTAACTAAAGAAGGAGAGATAAAAATATTTACAGGTTCAGGTTATAAAACAGTACAAGAATTTCCTACTTATGCTGCTGGTAATATTTTAAATAGTGTTTTCTTTACAGGTCCATTAGAGGGTAAAATAGGACTTTCGTGTTTATCTGATGGAAGCGTAAGTTCTGCAGGACAAGTTGCTAAAGGGTTTGATGGAATATGGATGTTTGATCCTATAACTTTAGATTTATATCCTAGATATTCATTAAATACAGAAAGTGTAAGTGTATTTGCAGAACCAGGACAAATGCATTTACTTACACCAGGAGCTTTTTTAGAAACTACAGTAACTGGAGGAAGAATTATAACTGGAGGAAAGTTATATACAAATTATACATCTACTACTCAAGTTATTCTTAATAGTTCTATGGAGGGAAATACATCAGGTGCCAAAGGAAGATTTGTAATTCGTAGGATTGAAACATCCAATGTTAGGGATCTGTTTAGAAGAATTATTCTTATCATTAAGAAATTAGAAAGTTCAACAGATAAGATACTAGTAAAATATAAAAGACAAACTGATGTTTTTTTACCCGTTACAAGAAGTATAACTTGGGTTAATGCTACTTCTTTTACTGTATCAACTGCAGCAAATCTTTCAGTGGGAGATGAAGTAGAAATTTTAGCAGGTCCTAATGCAGGAAGTACAGCACATATAATAACTATTTCAGGCACTACAATCACAATAGATACAACTCTTAATAGTAGCACCAATGGAGGATTGGCAAGATTTGATGATTGGATATTATTAAAAACCATAACTAGTCAAGTAATACAAAGAGAAATATTAAATGTAAGAAAAAAGAGTTCTTTTATCCTATTTAAATTTGAGTTGATAGGTACTGAAACTAGTCCTGAAATACAAACATTACAGATAGATCATGAACCTAAAACATATTAATGGCATTTACTCTACAACAACTGGAGGATTTTGTAAAAAGACATAGGCATTTTCAGGATCTTAGTGCTAGGTTGGTGCAGTATCTTATACTTACATCTACTGAGTATGTTGAAAATGATATATTTTATGTTGATGCAAACAAAAGAGTTACACGTATGCCAGCATCATTTGTAACAGACACAGATGGAGCTACGATAACTTTTAATTTTAATAATGGATTAAGCAGACAAGTTACTTTAGGAGGAAATAGAACACTTGCATTTAGTAATGCTAAAAATGGGTTTGTATTTTATATTAAACTCATACAAGATGCTACTGGTTCAAGGACAGTAACATGGCCATCTACAGTTGACTGGGAAGGAGGGACTGCTCCAACACTTACAACAGCAGCAAACGCAGTAGATCTATTTAGGTTTTCTTTTGATGGTACAGATTTTTTTGGAGAAACAGTAGGGTTAAATTTTAGTTAATATATGAATATGGATGAAGTACAAAAACTAAAACAACAAATAAAGAAAAACATAAAAACTCTTGGAAAAAAGAGAATAAAACTTTTAGCTGGTCATCAAGAGATTGTTGACACAGAGAGTAATTTGCAGATTCAAAAAGATAGACTAATAGAAATTAATAAATATAAAAAGACCTAAATTTCATGCCACAACTTTCAGTACAACGAGATTATTTACAAGAAATATTGGGGATTGATACTGACGATGCTTTTGTGGACTCTACCCTTGAAGACCAACTCATTAATCTTGCTTATAGAAAGACAGCATATCTTCATAATTGGCCACAGCTTTTACGTAGAACAGGGATAGTAATCGTTGCTGATTTGGATAGGTATACCCTTCCTACTGATTTAAGAAAGATTGAGTTTGTCTTTCAGCAAGGGAACTTGCTCAAAGAAACCCCTTTTGATTTTGTTGAGTTTGAAAAAGATTCATACTCTATTGGCCTTGATGAAAGTGATATCATTCTTAAAAATGTTCCTGGCACCAAAAGTACAGATTTTACAACTTCAAACAATGAGAGTGCAGCAACATCTGTAGTGGTAGAATTAGATACTGTAACAGATCTTTCAAAAGGTGATAAAGTTCATATTGATGATGTAAGTGGAACTGCAACTTCTGATGAATTTGCTATTGTAGAAAGCATTGATACAACAAACAAAACAGCAACGATAACACTCGCACAAGCACATAATTCCTCAAGTATTATACGTAAAACGGATGATATCCTTTATATGGGGTATCAGAGGACAATCGTGGATTTATCTGCCGATACTGATACTCCTGATACACCCACTGAACTTGATTTACCAATGTTACATTATGCTGCATATCTTTTTTTAAGATTATCAGAAGAAACAAAGGGGTTGGCAGAAAGCAATTTACAGATTTGGAAAGATGAGGTTGAAGCAGTGTGGTTATCATTTTCAAAAAATAGTACAGGTCCCACTAATCAATTTTATATATAGACCATAACATATGGCTGGACATACATCAAGTGAATTAAATACTGCATTAGAAAATATTCGTAAAGTTTTTGGGTCTGATTTTCAACCTGCAGATATTTTTAAACAAAGAGGACTATTAGAGAAAGGAGTTTTTGGAGCAACCCGAACAGAAGGATCTTTTGATGTTTCTCTTATTGGTCCTGGAGGTTTTACTTTAGGAAAAAGTGCAACTCCTGAGCAATTAGCACGTTTTGGTATTACTGCAGGAGCTAGTGGATTGGAGCAGTTTAAACAACTATTTGGAACAGATGTTCAAGAAGGTATTGTAGGAAGTATTACTCGTGAACAAGCTACTGCACTAAGTGTTAAAACAACAGCTCCTCCTCCCACTCCTAAAGTTGAAACTGCTATAGTTCCAAAATCCACCATAAGTTCAAAAGGGGAGTTTATTAAAGTAGCTGGAACCGATCAGAGATTTTTAATCTCTCCAGAAGGAAAAGTAGAAGGATTTGGAACTGCACAGGAATTTGAACAAGCAGGTGGAATATTTGGACAAGAAACTTCTAAAACAGGAGTTGAATTTCGTGCAATTGCAGAAGCAGGAGGAGTTCCTGAAAAGGCAATAGCTGTAGTTGTAGGACCAAAAGAAGAACAGACTCCTACTGCAGAGGATATTCAAAATGTAACAAAACACAAATCAGCAGCAGAGAGTCTTCTTGAATTAGAGCAAGCAATATCAAATGCATTAGGAATTTCATTTGAAGCTGAAGATGTATAATTTGTATATAACTTTCCTCCAGTTATAATTCTTCCTCCAGTTACTGTAGTTTCTAAAAAAGCTCCTGGTGTAAGTAAATGCATTTGTCCTGGTTCTGCAAATACACTTACACTTTCTGTATTTAATG